TTCTTCGGTGAGAACCTTGACTTCTTCGATTGATTCTGTGATTAGTTTCATTTACAACCCCAGTGATGCGCGCTTTCTTAGAGAACGCTTTCTTTTGATAAGTGCTCGAGCCATTTTTGCTTTTCTTTTGATCTTAGCACGACGAGCAGCGAGCTTTCTCTTCATGCGTTCGCGTGGTGGGATGCGAACCAATTTACCACCACGAATGGTATAGCCTGGAACTGCTGAAAGGACTTTGCGGCGCTGAACCTTACCGCCACGCACTCTTGCGCGCACAAGTTTTTTACGACCCATGCGCTGAACGTTTGCTTCAGCAATAATCTCTCTTACAATTTCAGAAACTAAACTCATTCTTTGTCACCGATTGTGAATTTGATTTTACTCATTGCAAAGTGTGCTGCCTTTTCAAATCCTTTTGGATGTGTGAGCATATCAGCAAACTTTTTCTTATTCTCATCGTTCAATGCACCATGGACCATATGAATGGCTTTTGCTGCACCATGACTAACTCTAAGTTTTGAACCATCAGCAAACTTCATATGTTTTGACGTTGCCTTTGGATTTTCCTCAGAAGCATATTTAGAAACTTGCTCTAAACTCTCAAGAATATCTTCGACTTCTGTCTCTTCCATCTGAACGTTTGTTCCAGGAATAATCTCTCCTGGTGACGTTCCAGTACCAGCATATGGAATCGTGATCACTAGACCGAGTTGCTTGTTTTGATACATTGCAACCTTACGTCCGTCTGGGAAAATACGAATACCCTTACGCTGCATAACGATAACAACTGGAGGATTGTTTTCATCTTTGAATCCAGCAATTGCTTCATTGAGTTCTTCGCCAGTAATCTCAATCTCATTATGAGAAACGATGTTACGACGAACTGCTTGAAATGCTTGTTGAGACCCGACAGCAGCCTGTGACGTTGCGTTATAGTATCTGCTCAACACATCGCGATGCTGCTTTGATAATTTTGCAATATCACCAGCCTGAGCCTGACGACGCAGTGCAATCTTCAAACGCGGAAGGTCGCTGGCTGGCATCATACCAGCACGAACTAGAGCGCTGATTCTTGTATTATCAAGCTGCGCTTGTTTCTGCTGTTGCTTCTGCTGATCCATCGCTGGATTCGCTTCCGACAACTTCGCCTTGATTTGCTTCAACTTCATTTGATTGTACTTCTGGTGTGAGTAAAGACGATGCAACTTCAACCTTTTTTACTTCAAGAGCATCGGAGACTTTATCAGAGATCGTAGCATTGAATGCTGCTTTGAATCCCTCTTTGTCTCCCATGATTGCCGCTTTTACCATATCAAGTGTCATTGGATTGTCCATGATTTCTCCATTATTTATTTAATTTGTGAACTGAACGCTTGGTCTAGATTACTTGAATTTGCTACTTGCTGTTGTGGTGCTGCAGGTTGACCCTGCATTGCAGCCATGGCAGCATTTTGAGCAACAGCAGCATTTTGAGCAGAAACGGAAAGGTTGTTTAGACCCATTGCATCTGCTTGTGCTCTTTCTTGTTCAAGTTCCTCTTCCATTCTTTCAATGCCTTCTTCATCAAAGTGAAGGACATGCTTTTTGACCCATGCTTTAGAGAAATATGTTCCAACGTATGGATCAATTTGATTCATGAGTTGAATTCTAGATGTCATCAACTCTGATTCTTTCAACTCTGCAAAGTTATTGTCTTTGAGAAAGTCGTAGTGAATTTTTTCTTTCAACTTCTCCCACTCATCAACAGAGCAAATACCCTTGAGAGCAAGTTGACGCTTCATCAACTCATCAAACAATGTACTAAATTTAGCACGAACTCTATCAATGAACTTTGTAAACTTCAATTCATCACGAGTAATTTCTGTTGTACGACCAAGAGAGAATCCTTGGTTTTGTTCCAAACGAGAAATTGGAACGTTCAATGATTTGTATAGTTTTGACTCGAAATACTTTACGTCAGACAATTCACCAAGATTTTGACCTGCTGGAAGAGTTGTAATTTCAGTTGACTTGCCTTCACCGCGACGTGGGATCCAGAAGTCTTCCATCATTGACATAAACTTACGATCGTCTTTGACTTCACCAGTTGAACTATCGTATACAACCTTGTTGCGGAACTTTGTCATGATATCACGAAGATATTGTTCTGCTTTGATCTTTGGCATATTACCAACATCAATATAGAACACACGACGTTCTGGTGCACGCGATAAACGATAGATTACAACAGCGTCCTCAACCATTCGGAGCTGGTTGAGGGGCTTGATTGCCTTGTGAATGTAAGACAAAACCATTTGACGTTTTGCGTCAAGAATTCCTGAATTGATATTGATAATTGCGTCTGGCGCAATACGAACAGAGTTCGGAGAACTGACTGATGTTACGATCTGTTGACCCTGTACTGATGCGCGTTCATTGAAGACGTAGAATTCTTCAATACCTGCGATCACATCAACTTTAGTTCTTGGGTCTCTGTTCTTGATAATCGTACGAACCTTTTTGATCTTACGAGGATCAATGTAAACCAATTCTTGAATGCCAAGTTTTGGTTGCTTTTCGTCGATTAGAACCTGATAGAAAACGCGACCGTCGATGTACCAGTTACGGAAAACATCAGCGCCGCGATTAGAAAAATCGAGCATGCGAAGAACATTATCAAATTCTTCGCGGATCATGTCTTTGATTTTATCTGGCTGCTCAAGATCATCGAGCATAATTGAAACGCTTTTACCAGTTACATCGTGTACGATTGCTTCGTTGACAATTTCGTCAATAGCTGCTTCGAGTTCTGGCTGCATTGCCATTTCACGATAGCGAGTGACGAGATCATTTTCATTTTTGAAACTGGCTTCAAGATCTAGATAAGTTCCAAAGTATCCACCAGCATTGATAGCAAGAGCACCGTCATCTGAAACAGGTGCAGTGATTTGAGGCTGAAGTTGTTGCGGACCTTCTTCGCCTTTCTTTCGTGTTATTTCGAATCCGAATAGATTGATTGCCATGCATTACCTCATAATAAATGGGGGGAGGATAACCTCCCCCACTTCAATTAGCATTAAGCGCCAAGAAGAGATTCAACTGGTGATCTCAAACTTGAAAGACCGCCACGATCAACTGATTCCCAATACTGATATGCGAAGTTTACTGTGTACTCTTCGATCGTATCGTTTGAACCCCAGTCTAGATCAATTTGAGCAATGTCTGTTGGGAACATACCAACAAACTTGTATTTCTTCAACTGTCTGCCATCTTTGGAAAACTGAAGAACTTCAGCATCAACGCCATATGATTGTGACGTTCTTGCTCTTGTTGAGCGTAGGTTAGAAACGTTATCGTTGATTCCGCGGATCCATGATTCCATTGCGTTGCGAATCAAGAAGTCTTCATCGTTGATAATTGTTACTGACCAATCAGCAAAAGTACGATTACCAGCAACCTTCACTTCGCGACCGAAGTAAGGTACTGTAACCATACCAACTGTTGAACCTGGGAGAGCAGCAGTCTTTACCATGAAAGAAGATTTGACCGACGCAGCAGCACCAAGTGATGCATAATTAGGGAACGTGAGTCGTACTTCAAACAGATTAGGACGTGCGCCATCACCAGTAAGTTGGGTACGGAATGAATTTACATTAAAAGCCATTGTTTTCTCCTGACTTTATCCTAGTCTATTTATTAGAAACGACCAACGATTTCGTCGAAGGCAACACCAGTACGGACAGCGACAAAGTTCAACTGGATAAAGTTGATGCTACGTGCTGGCTTGATATAGATGTCACCAATAAACTCGTTGCGATCGATAACTTCTGGAGTATTATTTGTTTCGTCACAAATAACACGGAAGTCATAGATACCGCGACGACCCTGTACTGTGCGTAGGAATGGCTCAACAAGATTTACGAAGGTTGCTCTTGTGAACTCGTCGTTGAGTTCGAAGAGGCTTGCCTTGGCTGCTCTTGCGATTGCCTTTTCTAGAACAATAAAGAGGCGACGTACATTGATGCGATCAAATGCGCTTGGTTTAGTAAGCAACGTCTTGTCACCATATAGAACCACGCCCTCGCCTGGGAACGATACGATTGGGTTGACACCCTTCTTGTATAGTTCGTCACGATTTGCTTGGCTTGGGTTATATGCCAACTTGATGACGTTCTTCAACTGACCGCGATTGAATCCAGCTGGTGAGAACCATGGATCGCGTTCTTGGTCTGTACGAGCGCAGAGACCAGCAACGTCACCGTTACATGGAACCCAACGGTAAGTGTCGTTGTACTTGTCGTACATATACTTCCAGTTGCTGTCCATCACAGCGTATGATGTTGATGGTAGAGCCTCGCGGTAGTTGACTACTGAGGCTACTGGATCAGTAGCAGTTACGTTTGCATAATTTGGTGAGATAAATCCTACTGCGTCGCGACGTGCGCTAACAATATCAATTACCTTCTCAGCAACTGATTCACCATAACCACCTGTCATTACTAGAGAGATGTCTACGTTTTCTGTTGAAGCAAACTGATTGTAAGCGTTCATAACATTTCCAGTCGTCACTGTACCATCTGTACCGCGAGCGAAAGAAATCGTTAGATTCTCACCTTCGAATGCATGAGTTGAGTTAGCAGCAACGCCCCATGTGTCGTTATTTTGACCGAAGCCATAAACATAACGTGAGCTGCGATAGAGAACATCCTTCCAATAAATGCTATTGCCAGATTCGTCTTTGGCGTTTGTTGCCTTTGAGACATAAGCAAAGCGTTCGATGACGGTGTTTGGTGTTCCTGAGAACAATCCATCTTCGTCGATGACAGCAATGTGCATTTCGTCGTTTGCTAGGCTGTTGTGATTAGCAGCAACCCATGTAGAAGTTCCAGGAGCAGAATCGAAAAACTCACGGTATGCAGCAGAACCGAACACAGAAGCGTTTGCGTTTGCAATGAAGGCGACCTTCAATGAGTTACCGCGTGAACCAGGATAGCGAGCAGCAAGAACGATATCTGTGTTTGATGCGCTATGATACGTTGAGAAGTAGTGATCTTCACTCTTCATCTTGACGTTTGCAGCGCAAGAGACTGGATCAACATTCAATGCAACTGCAGAGTTGAGCGTTGCAGCATCAGCACGTGATACGAATAGGCTGTTGCTGTAAGAAAGGAAGTTTGCAGCGGTGAAGAATGGTAGGAAAGTAGTGGCGTCTGGTTTGCCATATACTTCTACAAGTTCATCTTCAGAAGAAACTTGACGGAGGACGTCGATTGGACCCCACTGGAATGCGCCACCAATAGCGCCAGTGGCTGTTGAAACTGCTGGAACAACTGTAGTTGCATCAATTTCAGATACATTCACACCTGGTGATACTTGAAAAGCCATGTTTTTGCTCCTGTCTTGGAGGATAAGAAATCTACTGATTATTTAGTATTTTGGGGTTTTTACCGTTCCACACTCGACCAAACAGCTCCATCTTCAACAAATGCAACAGAAGATCCATTATCTACATCTATATGACCTGCTAAAATAGAATCGCCGATGGATTCTTCTTCGATCATTTTCAGGTGTTCTTCGTTGAGTTTTCTTCGAATATCGATATTCGTCATGTCTGTAAAGAATTTTTGACTCGTGAGCCAAGAAAAAAGAACCAAACACATTACCAAATCGTCGTGGCTACCCTCTTCAGCCTCGAACGACACCCCATTACTGACGAAAGTGGAGAGTTCTGAGATAATCTCATAGTCTTGGATAATTAGCTGCTCTCTTTCGATTAGATTTTTCAATAGAGTGCAACCCAATCGTTTGACTGATTTCGTTGTTTTGACACCGCGACCGCTTTTTTGACCATAACCAAAGTTGACCAAAAGTTTTTTATTGAGTTTAGACTTACCGTGCTCGACCGTCGAGAGAATATGTTCGTATTCGTAATCTTCGAATAGGATATCGGCGATCTGTTGACCGTTATCGTTCGTTTCGATCAGCTGATATGCATTGTTGTAATACATACCGACTTGTTTTAGAACCGCAGGATAGACAAGTGGGCTGATCTCATTATCTTTATATGTCGCAACGACTTTATATGGCAGTTGAGTTGTATCAATAACGGTGAAGGCTGAGTAGTCTAACCCCTTACCGCGAGATGTATCAACAGTTATGAAGTAAATCTTATCTGGCTTCGCTTCTTCATAGATATTCAAATTCTCTATCCCAGTGGTTATCGTCGGTTTGATGAACGACATCGCGCGCAAAGCTCGAGCGCTGATCAACGTGCCTGACGATCCGAGGAATTCGCATTCCATTTCCTGCATAAACTTCTGATCGCCAAGAACACGGAATTGCTCATCAGCCCATGCTTGGTCACGACCTGGAACTTCACGCCAGTTTGCAGAGATATAAGTGAAGCCGTTATGACCTTCGACTGCATCCGTCCACATCTTATAGAAGTGGTTCATGCCGTTTGGTGTCGAAGAAATTAGAATCTTAGAATCTTTACCAGAAGAAATGGTAGGGTAAACAGAAGTAAAGAATTCATCAGCGATATTTGTCGGGACGAATGCAAACTCGTCAAGGTATAGAAGCGAGATGGAGAAACCACGGATCGCGCTAGATGCCGTTGAGTTAGCAAGAATACGACAACCGTTTTCTAATTCAATATCACCCTTGTTCCAGGTTTTGACACCCTGCTGAATCCAAAGCGGTAGTGCTTCATAGGCGAGTTTGATACGATTCAAAATTTCTCTTGACGTACTGGCTTTGTTAGCAAGAATCGCGACGGTTTTATCTTGATTGAATAGAACATACCAAAGAATGTAACCAACAACCATCGTGGTCTTACCGACCTGACGTCCTGCCTTTACGATAATCTGGCGGTTCTTATTGAACTTATCAATGGCTTCTTTCTGAAATGGATATAGTTTGATTTGAGTAAAACCAGTGTCAAGCATAACGACCTTGACGTAGTTCTCAATAAAATATGTTGGACTTTCTGAGCACTTGACATACTCTCTGACTTGATCTTCAGTCAGATTCAGCGTCATATTGACTCGTTTTAGTCTTGGATTACCAAGATAATTTTTTATTCTACTTGGAAGATTCATTCTTTAGTTGCTTCAATAGTTCCGCTGTGCTACCAACAAACACTGCTTTATCTACATTGATGTTTTGTGTTTGTGCTTGCTGCTCTTTTGGTATGAGATCTTTTTGCTGCTTTTGTAAAATCATGAGTTTCTCTGTAACGTCAGAGAGATTCTTGATCATGTTTGCAGCAACTTCATATGCTCTTGGATGTTGCGATTCACGAGCAACCTCAAGAATACCATCAAGTGCTTCGTTGCCCTTTTCGATTAGGTTATAATAGTTTGCGCGTGAATAATGCGCATCAGGATTTTGTGATTCGTCCTGATGAATTGTGATGGGCTTATCTGATTTTTCGCTCACTACGGGAACATAATCAGTATTCAAAATGTCAGCAAGATTTTTATCTACATCACTCATAAACCAAACCTAGATTTATCATTGTTATAATTTTGCGCAACTTCCGCAGAATTTAGTGATCGATTGTACAATCTAGTGACACCAATTTTGCCAGTAACATATTGACTATACTCGCCGCCGTTATAACTACCCAAATATAGTGGATTAGTAGAGTTCAAGATACTAGCAAAAGTATGATTTACTGTGCCTATCAATGATCCATTGATATATGTGTCAATAGTTTTTGTAAGTCCGCTATTAGTCCATACATAAACTACTTGATACCATGTGTTCAATGAGAAAGTATATGATGAACTTTCGACAAAAGTTGATGGAGAACCGTTACTGAATTGAGCAACCAAACTTCTGCTAGTGTTATATCTGATAGAATATGACACATTTTGTGCCAATCCACCATTATCAAACTTCCCAAGTATTACACCGCTAGTAGATGCTGAAGATACATTGAACCATGCTTCCATAGTCCAGCTACCGCTACCTGGCTCGAGTGATGAATTGTCGGCAATACTAACATAACTATTTCCGCCATAATTGAAAGCAGGACTAGTGTAAGTAATGTTGCTCAAAGTTCCAGATAAATTTGGAGAAACAAGACTGTTTATAGTTGTTCCTGATCCAGGATAACTGTCAGCATTGCTTGGGTCGTAATAAAGTATTAGTCCACTTTTAGTAAAACCAATAATATTACGCCTTCCAAATTGAAACGAACTTGTAAAACTATTTAGCATTTCTATAACCCCATTGAATTAGGATTATAGAATGTGCGCCCTGTTGTAGTGGTTGTTTTTGCAATCGTTGGTGTTGAGAAACTAAATGTGCAAACATCACCACCGCTCATTTCACCAAACTGAATTCTTATTGGGTAGTATATTCCTGCACTCAGAGCAACGTTGCCACTGACCTCAACTGGTCCGTGCAGACCACCATTATTGACTAATGCATTTTCAGTAGTAAATCCAGAAATAGCATTTGCTCCCAACCACATATAAGACGCATCATCACTACTCAAATAAAAAGTATATGTTTCAGTAGTTGTTGGTCTAAAATATCCCAACCATTGATAACTGAAATTGCTTCCGTCATCGCTGGCTGGCTCTGATATTGACCCAACTTGAATTGTGGTAGAGGAGACAGTTTGTGAAGCAAACCACGATACATCATCGGCAAAATATCCACCATTATATCTTCGCGCAACAACACCAGGAAGGTAGGAAATCCCTTTCCTACCATATGCCCTAGAACCACTAAAAGAACTGAACATTGAATTATCCGAAGGTCGTCAATTGACCAAGAGTAATCCAAGTTCCCGCATTATTCACAACACTGAATGACACAACGTCTTTCTTGTTTGCGCTACCAGCTGGTTGTGAACCACCTTGCCATACAACAGTCTGTGCTTGACCACCGATTTGTACAGCAGTTGGTACATATGCAGTTCCACCCTGATTCAACACTAGCGTGAACGATGTTGCGTTACTTGCAGGAATTGTTACATTCGTGAAGTTTGCAGTAAAGTTTGCGCTGATGCTTGAGTGAACAAAGATATGTCCAAGAGCACAGTCATGCGTCACAGTTCCAGTTGCAGCCGACAATGCATTTGTTGATTCAAACACTTGCTTGACATTTAGCGCATTCAATGAAGGTGATGTTGTAAACGCAGTTGTTTGATAAGTGCTATCTGGGAATCCTATAGCACCATTAGTACCAAACATC